GGAAATTACAACTATATGCATCTAGTGCCGTAGCAGCTAAAACACCCTCTGGCCCACCGCCAACTCCTAAAAAGATCTGTTGAATAGGCATTAGCTTAAACCTGCACCTGATATATAAGCAGTACTTGCATCAATAAAAATTAAAGTTGCCATGCCTCTTCCTGATAACGCTCTATTACCTGTAGTACCATCAGCAGTTAAATATATAGTTAATCCCGAACCTTGCGTAATAGCCATATTTGAGGAACTATTATTAATGATCGTTACTGCATCACCAGCAGAGAAAACTGAATTAGGTATTGTCACATCAGCAGAACTATATACTGCTTTACCTGCGTCAGCAGCTACTAAAGTATAAGTATTAGATTGTGTACTTAATGGTATAGATCTTAGATTGCCTTTGCCATCCGAAACTGTATTATTAACTGTTAGTGATCCTGTAATAGTACCACCAGCCAAAGGTAATTTAGTTGCGATAGAATTTGTAAGGGTTGTATTTAAAGCAGCGTCATTATTTAGTGCGGTGGCTATTTCTCCTAGTGTATCTAATGTAGATGGTGCAGAATTTACTAAATTTGATATTGCTGTATCTGTGTAAGCTGTTGTAGCGACTTTTGTGGAGTTATCACTAGCTGATTGTGTAGTGGCAGTCACACCATCGGTTAAAACACCAGAACTCGCTGTTAAACCACCAAATAAAGTGTCTCTAGTTGCTAAATCTACATTATCAACTGTTCCTGAAACAGTAATATTTCCTGTAACAGTTACACCGCCCGAATCAGTTTCTATCTTAGCATTTCCACTATGTTTTAAAGAAACACTTGAATCGGAAGCTAATGATATTGCATTATTTGAATTGCCTGTATGCTGAATATTTTGAACTTTTATTAAAGACATTTTTAAATAGTTTTGTTTTTATATTAGTTTAAATTAACTAAGAAAGCTAATTTTAAATAAAATTCATAATAGATGTATTTGTAATAGTTAAAGATCCATTAATAGTTATAGGTGATAATGATATATAATTTTTATTGGCTGATGTTGAAAAATCATTATTCATTGTATTAGAAGCTTCTACAAATAATTCTTCATTACCGCCACCTACCAAACCACCTGTAATGGCAGGTAAATTAGTTAAATTAGCACCACTAATAGCAGGTAAAACTAAAGGAAATCTTGCGTCAGGAATAGTACCACTGCTTAAATTACTTGCATTTAGTGCTGATCCATCAATAAAGCCAGCACCATTTGTAAGTTGATTATTATTAGTAGGTACAGTTGGCTTATTAAGTAAATCATCAAAATTAACTTTATTAGAATTATTATTTACACTATTACCCATATGAGCATGATTTATACACATATAGTGCAAAATTAAAGGAGTTGTATCTGTTACTTCTATTTCTACATACCTACTAGATGCACTATTAAAAGAACTGTTATATGCAGAAGAATTAGCTTTTGAACCATCAGCATAAAAAGTTATTCCAGTTGTATATTCTGTAGTTTTATTTGCTTCTAGATAAAATGCAATTGGATGGCCACTGTTAGAAGAGTCAGATTGATCTAGTCTATATGTCCTTCCTGGTGTAAGTGTTATAAAAGGAGCTTCATAACCATCCACCTTATAACCATTACTAGAACCAGTACCGTTATATCTATGAGCCGCAGTTTTTGCAGCTACAGTTATAGTTAATGTTTTTGTAGAACCAGTATAAGTTGCCTGTAAGGTTGCAAAACCTCTAATATTTCCATCATTTTGAAGTGATAAATTTCCAGTAAATGCGGGGTTAGTACTAGAACCAGGATCAACCCAACTTAAATTACCATTAGCATCACTTGCCAGAACATAACCGTTTACACTTGCATCGGATGCTGGCAATGTCCATACAAGATTAGATGTAACAGTAGCAGGTGCTTTAAAACCTACATAATTTGAAGAATCACTATCTAAATATCTAAATTCTTTTTGACCTGATACTGAAAAATGTTCAGAAGAAGTCCATGAATCTGTAGAATCTACCCAATTTAATGTTTTGTCTGTAGAGCCTTTAAGAGTTATACCGCCCCCATCGGCTAACGTATCTGAAGGTGACGAAACTTTATTTAGGGTAATATTGCGATCCTCGACATCAAGATTAGTAGTATTCACGGTTGTGGTCGTACCGTTGACTGTAAAATCTCCAGTAACAGTAGCATTTCCTGAAAGTGTTGTGTTTCCTGTTACTCCTAATGTTCCTTGCAATGTAGCATTACCAGAAACAGTTAAGGCATCGTCAATAATTGTAGTACCACCAGCAGAATCTATAGTTAAATCACCTGATGAAGTGTCAATTTCATTATTATTTGTTATACCGATTTGTATATTATCTATTGTTGCTCCTCCATTTCCATCAATTGCTCCACTTACAGCTAAAGCACCTCCAATAGTTGTATTACCTGTAGAACTTAACGTACCACCTGCTGATAAGTTACCAGTTGCATTTATATTTCCTGTTAGTGACCTATTAGCGTCAGGAATTGGCACATAATCTAAACTTTGCCATGCTGTTGATCCATCACCTATTTTAAACTTCTTAGTATCTGATTCAATACCCCATTCACCAGCTAGTAGAACAGTATTATTAGATGTCCAATTACTAGCTGTATCCCTTCTTTGTTTTTGTAATGCTGTTAGAGTAATTGTCATGCTAAAAGAGAAGTCCCTGAATTAATTATATTCTGCCTTGTTGGGGTTGTGCTACTTGTTAATGCATCAATAATATAAGTCCTAGCAATTGTTGTAGAATCTCCAGCATCAATTAATATTTCACCTAAATCTATTGGTACAGATATTAATTCAATTTCAACATTCCATTTGCTTGTAATACCATCAGATATTGTAGGAGGTGTTGCATATAACCAAGCAAAATCTGATACTAAAGCTACAGGAGGTGAATTATATCCGCTCCAAGTACTTGACGAAAGAAAAAATCTCTCAAAACTACCATTTTGACCATCATAATGATCTCTTATAGATGTAACTTGACTTTCCGTTAAGTTATCAAAACTCAACTGTAATGTTTGATTTATACGTCTATTACCACGCCTAAAACCTGTTGTAGTTCCATTAGATGACTGTTGAATTGCACTAGGAAAATCACCAGGCGTATAAAGTCTTGTAGTAGGAACGATAGAAGGAAAAGTAGCCATTAAATAGGAACGCTAATTAATTCTATAGATGTACTATATCTATTAGGGGATGAAATGCTAATTTGAAAAGATTGTGCATACCTCCACTTATAACTACTACTACTAACTGGGGGTGTTGAATAACCAGACCATATTTCTGTTGACAAATCAAAAGGTTCAATAGATCCATTTTGTCCATTGTAATGATTTAATAAACTTTGTGCCTGTGTTTCTGTTAAATATTCGTATGTAATAGTTAACCTTTGAACAATTCTTTTCGCACCAACTAGAAATCTTACATTACCACCACTTAATCCTTCGTGTATATTTTGGGGGTAATCTCCATAGAATAATGCCCTTGTTTCTGGCTCTAATGATGGAAAAGTAGTCATTGCAAAACTGTAAAAGAACCTGTAGATATTTCGTTAGATATTTTTGCAATATTACTATTATTAAGTGGAAAATGTGCCGCTTCTATATTGCTAACACCATCATTATCATATGTAATACTACTAACTTGATAATATTCTATTTCGGTTCTATCATCACCTACACTATTTTTTCTTTGTAATTGTAATTTTATAATATTTGTCGGTATTAGTGTAGTTGTTAGTAATGCAGTTGAAAATGCTATGTTATGTGTTGTATGTTTTCTTCTTGATAATTCATATTTAGCGTACAAAATAGCGTGATTAACATCAGCACAAAAATCTGACATATCAAACTGTTCAGTGGGTGCATCTAATAAAGTTGATGTAAACTTTACACTTACTGTTTTACGTCTTGCAATTTCTGTTGGTGAACATTCTGTATAAATACAATTTGCAATAAAATCTCTTCTTTCTTCTACACCTAAATAAGATTTTTTAAATGTACCTTGAATAATATTAGCCTCAGAAAATGTTATTACTGGTGTAAGTGCTGTTGTGTCTATCTGATTACTGTTATTGACTGGTAGTATTGGTGCAAATTGATATTTACCACCAACTGACAAGAAAGATAATAAATAAAATGGTGAAGTATTAGTTATAAAATCAACTATATTTATAGATTTTGATAATATTCCATTAAAAAACATATTATTGTTAGTACAAAAACTTGAAAGACTTTGTAAATTTGATAGTTCTACAGGTGCAACAATTGTTGCTGTATTATTACCGTCAATTTTTTTATAAAGCTTAAATAAATGCATAGCTAAATCTATAAATTGATTACTAGCTCCTACGGTATAACTTGAACCAGATAAACCAGCACTAAATAAATCTACTTTTACACCTTCTTCATAAAAAATATAAAGTTGTTTTGTTGTTGTAGGAAAAGTACCTGCTGACGGAGTTTCATAAAGATTTCCACTAGATGCTAAAAATGTTATATCTGCAAAAGATGAATTATTATTTGAATTATTTGTCAGTGTTGAGGTAGGACTTATTGCAATTTCTTCTTGAGTACCTTCAAGTGTTCCTGTACTTGCTGGATTATTTGTATTTGTTTGGGTATCAAGTGAAACAAAAGTATGTTTAAAAATAAATTTTGTACGACCTCCACTTACTTGTTGCAAGTTAGATAAGGCTGAACCAGTTGCAGGGGGGAATAAATTACCATTGTTAAGGTCTGCGTTAAAATCTTGTATTGTGCCTACTGTTCTACCACCAATGAGATTAAAATTAGAATCAAATCTACCATTGTTTCTAAATGTCATACTTGAAGCTTGTAAATATGTATTTTGA